CGATGATGCACGGTTCGTGCGCATCCTCGCCACGAAGCGCTACGTCCATCCTGCCGGTCTTCGGCATCCATCCGAGCCCGAAACGACCGGCGCTCGCATCCACATCAGACCAGAAAGCGTGTCATGAACGTCCTAGAAGAACTGGCGACTCGTGAGGTCGCGGATGAGTCGATCGACCGTGAAGCGTGGCTTGCGGCACGCCGTGAGGGTGTGACGGCAACGCAGGTTGCGAAGCTCGCGGCGTCGCCGGCGTACGCGCTCGAGCTGCGTCGAGAGAAGGCGACCGGCGTGCAGACCTTCACCGGGAACGCAGCGACGGAGTGGGGGAAGCTGCGCGAGCCGATCATCGCGGAATGGTATGCGGGGTCGGGGCTGGAGCCGACCTCGAAACTGTACCGGTCGAAGGAAGATCCGCGGTTCCTCGCGTCGCCGGACATGATCGGTGAGGACTTCTCCGAGCACCTGTTCCTGGGCGAAATCAAAACCTCGAAGCACAACCTCTCGCCCGAGGGTGAGCACTTCGCGCGAACGACGTACGCGGACCAGATGCAGTGGCAGATGTTCGTGACGGGCGCGACCTGGTGTTCGTTCATCTGGGAACAGCACGACGGCACCTGGGTCGAGCAGTTCGACGGCACGTTCGGTCCGACACCATTCGACCCGCGCACGGCGACGATCGAGCGCGACGACGACCGCATCGAGCACCTCGTTGGGGTTGCTGAACGGTTCCTGTCGGCCGATGCGGAGGCCGCTGGCGCGGAGGCGTGGATCGTCGAGTATCTCGACGCGAAGGAAGCGGAAGCCGCAGCGAAGGCGCGTGTCGAGGCTGCGGCGGATGCGTTCCGTGACCTGTTCGCGGACGGTGGCGCGGTCGAGACGCCCGCTGGCCGCGTGTCGGTGTCGATCCCGAAGCCAGTGAAGCGGTTCGACTCAACGAAGTTCAAGGCCGAGCACGGCGATCTGTACAAGCAATTTCAGGTGGAGGGCGAGCCGGGGAAGGCTCGCGTCACCGTGACAGGAGTGAAGTAATGGGCAAGTGGGATAAGGGGCCGCTCGACTACATCGATGTCGCGGCCCGCATCGTCGAATTCCGCGCGAAGCATCCCGAGGGGTCGCTGTCGAGCATCGCGCCAAATGGTGAAGTGCAGCGGCCGTTCCTAATGGAGATCGGCGGCGCAACATTCCTCGCCTACTGCGCATTCGCGTACCGGTCACCGGATGACCGCAACCCGGGCGTGGGATGGGCGTACGAGCCCGTACCCGGCAAGACGAACTTCACCCGCGACTCCGAGTTGCAAAACGCGGAGACGGCGGCGTGGGGCCGCGCGATGGTCGCCGCACTCGCCGTAGACACGAAGAAGGGCGTCGCATCGGCAGAGGAGGTTCGGAACCGGCAGACGGTCGGGAACGAACCGTCAGGGCAGCAGCCACGCGCGACGCCTGAGCAGTGGCTCGCGGTCACCGAGGGCATCGCGAAGGCGAAGGATCTCGACGCACTGAAGAAGGTGTGGGAGGCCGCGCAGGCGGGCGAATACTCACACAAGTGGGGCCCAGACGGTCGCTCGGTGTCGCAGGCCGTGAATGAGGCCAAGAAGGCGTTCGCGGGGGCTGTCCAGTGACCACGCAGGGACAGGTGCTCGCGGCCTGGGATAAGGCCGCGGACGACTTCAAGGACGCCTGCATGCGGGAGGCTCGCGCTGACGTGGCGTGGACGAAGTTCGCGGCGAAGCGTCGGATCGAGCTGCGCGCTGAGGCGGATCGTGTCGGACGAAAGGTGACGATCCCCGACCTCGAGGCGGAGATCGTGAACGACGACGCCGACGGCCTGCTGCTGGAGAAGGTGCTGTCGGCGGCGGTCGTGACGGGCCTGCGGAAGCGTCTCGATGTGTTCGAGGCGCAGGCGGGCGCGGCGCGTTCGGAGTTCGCTGCGGATCGTGCTCGCGAGAAGGCGTGGATGTCTTCTCCGTCTGTGCCGGAGGTGCGGTAATGGCGATCCCTACGAAGATCAGCGACCTCGTGCTTGAGCGTGACGGCTGGGCCTGTGTCATCGGCCTGCCGGGATGCTCGGGGCGGGCGCAGTACTGCGACCACCGCGCGAACCGCGGCATGGGGGGATCGAAAGCGCTCGATGTGCCGTCGAACCTCATCGCGACGTGCTTCACCTGCAACCACCTCAAAGAGGACTCGACCGGAGCGACCCGGCGCGAACTCGAGATCCGCGGTATCCGACTCCGCAACCGGGGCTGGCCGGAGGACACGATCGCGCACGCCGAAGCGACGCAGGTCGGCTACCCGGACGGGTCGTGGTGGCTGCTCGATCGGGCTGGTGGGCGGTCGGCAGCTTCGCCTCCGTCCACATAGCACCTGTGGATAGATGTGTGCAAGCAAACACGCTTCAAGTTGAGGTTGAAGGTTGTTTTGTCCAGGGGTGTGGGATCGCCACTTGCCAGTGTTTAGTAGGCCTGTTCGATTCGAGAACACATCGAGTGTTCGATTCATCCACAGGTCTATTCACAACGCATCGGTGCGTCGTCCACACAATTCCACAAATAATCCACAGGCGATATTCCCGGTATCTGCAGAGGCCGAAAGGTTCTGCATAGCCTAGGAATTACGCAAACGGCCCGGCAGGAATTGCAGTTCCGTACCGGGCCTAACCAAATATTCGGAAGGAACGAAATTGGCTACTGACGAGTTTACCCAGCGGCGCAGGCAGCAGCTCGCGCGCAAGTTCCTCGAGATCGCGCGTGACGAACTCGAGCAGAAGATCCACACACGCGACTACTACATCGAGCGGGCCGCGTTCTACGGCCTCGAGGTCGATGATATTGCGGAGCACATCGGCATGACCCAGGAGGAAGTGCTGGAGGTGCTGCAAGTCGGTGATGCCGCATGACTGGCTGGTCATCAGTGCCGAACTGGGTGATCCGGGATGCGCCTCTCGACAACGCTGAGAAGCTCCTCTACATCGCGCTGTTGAACCGTGCGAACGCTAAGGGTGAGTCGTGGCCGTCGCTCCCGACTCTCGCGTCCGACACGGGGTTGAGCGAGTCCACGGTGAAGCGGCGCTTGGCGAAGCTTGAGGACGCCGGGTTGCTCAGCCGCGTTCACCGTGCGAACGCCGATGGGAAGCAGATCAACAACCTCTACAAGGTGGCGGTGTGGAGCCCAAATCAGGGTGGTCACAGTGACCAGGGTGGGGTGGTCACAGTGACCGGGGGAGGTGGTCACAGTGACCTACGAAGTACTACCCAGAGAAGTACTACCCATAGGGGGCGCAAACCTGAAACGACTCTCCCGGATGGTTGGTCACCGAACGAGAAACATCGAGCGTATGCGAACGAGCAGCGACTGAACCTCGAGCATGAGGCAGGGCAGTTCGTCGCGTGGGTGCAGTCGAAGGACATGCGCTATCGCGATTGGGATGCGGCGTTCCGTACATGGTTGGGGAAGGCAAAAGCGTTCGGTCGTGCGATGCCGCCGCAGCAAGAGCGGAAGGTGATCACTGACTATGACGATTGATGCGGTCCGTGAGGCAGAGCTCGCGGTGCTCGGCGCGGTCGTCGGCACGCAGGGCAGGGCACTGGATGATGTTGCGCTTGAAGAGCGTGACTTCCTCCAGCCCTTGCACGGGGAACTGTTCGCGGCAGCTCGATCGATCTACAACGGCGGCGGGCATGTTGATGTGCTGACGCTCGCAGACGAGTTCCCTCGTGACGCTGCGTTCGTGCATTCGCTCACGGACCACACGCCGTTCGCGGCCGCGGTCGAGTACTACGCGCAGATCGTGTCGAAGCATGCGCTGCGGCGCCGGCTCGCAGCAGTCGGTACGGGGCTAGCGCACCTGGACGAGTCCCTCACCGAGGGTGAGCTGTCAGACGCTGCCGTGCGAATGGTGGATGACGCGGTGGGCGAGGGCAAAGCGCCAGTCAGGTTCGTGGGTGACTACCTGCCCGATGTCGTGGCGTCGCTGCAGTCCGAGGATGTGTTCGTTCGTTCCCCGTGGGAGTCGCTGGACAAGGTGATTGGTGGGTTTCGTCCTGGCGCGGTGTATGTCGTGGCGGCGCGTCCTGGTGTCGGTAAGACCGTGGTTGCGGGGCAGATCGCGGTGCAGCTCGCACAGCATGGGATGGTCGCGTTTTCCAGTCTGGAGATGACCGGGCAGGAACTGACGTCTCGGCTCATGTCGGAGCGGCTGAACATTCGGGTCGGCAGGATCAAGAATGCCCGGCTCCAGGCCGACGATTGGCAGCGCCTGGAATCTCACCGTGCTCGGCTCGAGGGCTTGAACATCGCGATCGATGACAGGTCGGGTGTTGGTCCTTCTGATGTGCGCGCGTTCGCACGCTCGGTGTCGAAGCGGGGGCAGCTGTCCGGTGTCGTGGTCGACTACCTACAGCTGATGACGGCGCCGGGAAAGCAAGACCGGCATGTTCAGGTTGCGGAGTTTTCGCGGCAGTTGAAGATTCTCGCGAAGGATTTGCAGGTGCCGGTGATTGCGCTATCGCAGTTGAACCGAAATTCGGAGCAGTCAGAGATGCGGGTGCCGCGATTGTCGGACTTGCGTGAGTCTGGCGCGATCGAGCAGGACGCGGATTGCGTCATGTTGTTGCGCCGTGAAGAGGGGCACACGTTCGAGACGATGTGGATTGACGTGGCAAAGAACCGCCACGGACGTACCGGCGAGATTGGTTTGCGCTGGGACGGGACGTATTCGCGGGCGGTTGATGATTTCCCGCCCGACCAATTTATGCACTAGGAGAAAGTAAATGTCGAAAGCAACGGTGATTGTCGAGGGGTACCTGTCGCAGGACCCTCGCGTGAATGTCACGCAGTCGGGCCGGAAGGTCGCGAATGTGACGGTGCCGCACACGCCGCAGCGGAAGAGCCAGTCGGGGCAGTGGGAGGACGCGGGCCCGACGACGTGGTTCGAGGCGACAGTGTGGGAAGACGCCGCCGAAGCCGTCGAGGGCCTGCGCAAGGGCGACAAGGTGCAACTCGTCGGGCAGCTGCAGGTGGAGACGTACGAGAAGCGCGATGGGTCGCAGGGTGTGAAGGCGGTCGTGAAGAACGGCACCGTCGGTCTCCTGGAACGCGGCAAGGGCGGCCAGGGCGGCTCGCAGGGCGGTTGGGCTACTCCCGGTGGTTCGAACAATTTCGGGCCGTCACGCGGACAGCAGACGCCGCAGGCGTGGGACGAGTCGGAGGTCCCGTTTTGACCGGCGCGGTTGCTCTGGGTTATGCCCCAGCGACACGGTCGCGTCCTGAACCGCGCCCTCGTTGCTGCGCGCAATGCCGCACCCCGTATGGGTGTGCGACGTCCGGGTGTGGCTGTCATCGGAGGAAGTCGTGATGGACGTGTGGGACCGCGCGGACGCAGCGAATGACCAGAGGTGGATCGATGACCGACTCCACGAAGAACAACTACGGAGGGAAACCGAGATGACAGAGAAGACGGTGACGGTAGTGCTGTCCGGTTGCGATGACGAGACGGAAGTCGAGGTGCCGGTGACTGGTGCGGAGTTCGAGTTCCTGAACAGGCTCTCGGGCATCGTGAACGCGGCCTCCGAGTATCAGTGCCAGCCAAAGCTACTCGTTGGTGATCGCAGTGAGTGACCGTATCGACCATGCCGCGGAGGCGTGGGAGTTTCAGCAGGCGTCGCAGCTTGTGGCTGGGGACTCGATGGAGGCGGCGACGTTGGCGGTGCGCCACGCACACGTGCATGCCGTCCTGGCCCTCGTGGAGCAGACCCGGATCGCCAACCTCATCGCCCTGTCGCAGGCGGAGGACGGCAACGGATGGATCTCGGAGCAGGCTATTGCCTCCGTGTTCCGAGAGCACTGGAACGACGAGACCGGGCAAGGGCACTGCACGATTGCGCCGGAGGTTGCGGCAGCGCTCGGGATCAAGACAGGAGAAGACGATGAGTAAGCCGGTAGGACACATCCGGGGCAAGCTTCTGTTTCAGATCGAAGGCGGTGAGCCGATCGAGATGGGGACAGTGAGCCTGCCGCTGGTCGCGACCCGAGTGTCACCGCCGAAGTCAGGCGTGATGACGTTCGGTCTCGGCGTGGATTTGGAAGGCGTTTCCCGCGACATCGCCGCGATATTCGATTCGAACGAGGTGACCGGAGATGAGTAAGCATATTGATTTCCGCATCTACGACGATGCGTCCAAGGTGCAAATCAAGATGACCGAGCGTGACGTGTACGGCCGGATTAGGAGCCACCGTACTCGCCAGTTCACGGTCTCTCGTGTCGAGTTCGAGGCTGCGCTTGCAGCGGCGAGCATCGAGATGCCGTGGAAGGCGGTGACCGGCGATGAGTGAGCAGAGTGTGCGTGACCTGATCGCGGAGGCCATCTACAAGTCGGACATCGAGGGGCTCCAGGACTTTGCGGTTGAGTGGAGCGTGCTGGCTACGCAGTCTCCGAGCATCGCGAAGTCGCGATACAGGGAGGCTGACGCGGTGCTTGCGGTGCTCGCTGACCCGCCCTCCGACGTGATCGAGGCCGGGGCGCGGGCACTGGCCGAGCTTGAGCCGGGCGAGGCGTGGCCCTCGAACTATGAGCTCGGAGGTGGCCCGACTGGCACTCGCGACGACGAGTATCGCAGCGAGATGCTCGACCAGGCTCGAATGGTGCTCCAAGCCGTGTTTGCCGTGGCGCCGAATGTCTCTGAAAAGACCTCGAATCAGGGTAAAACCCCTGGTCAGTCCACGGCGCCGAATATCGGCGAAAAGGCTGTGTTCGGGGGCGACCGTGACTGAGTACACGCCGACTGTTGATGAGGCGCGCACGAAATACGCCACCGGGGCGACCTGGCAGCACCAAAGTTTCTCGACGGCGGCCGAAGAGTTCGACCGCATGATCGCGGGGGTGCGTGCTGATGAGCGTGAGCGTTGCGCGCAGATCGCGGAATCGTCCACTCGACCGTTGCCTGGTCATGGCAGTTTCGGTGCGGGTTCGCGTTCGCAGTGGTATGCGAACGGTGTCACGGATGCGGCGGCCCGGATCCGAGGTGCGTCATGACTCGGGCACGCAAGAACGGCAAGGGCGAAGAAGCTTTCGGGCATGTGTCGCGGGCACACGTCCGCCAGTTCGGCTTTCGGTGGCGCGCGTACCGGGCTGGAAGCCACCAGGGCATGTGGTTCGGTACGCATGCTGAGGCGCTCGCGTACGCACTCGGAGAGGACAAGAACGATGAGGCGTGATGACCTACAGATCGCAGTCGAGGAAGCGCGGCGGTTCCTGGCACGTGCGGAGCTGCTGCTGAGCGCAGACCGCGATCCTGCCTATCCGTGGCTGTACGGGGAGCAGGCGGCGTCCGTGAAGCGGGCGTCAATGGATTTGACGAAGGCGCTACCGAATCTCAGGAGGAACCGATGACGAAGAGCAGTGACGAACGTCTCGTGGAGTTGCGGGCGGAGGCTGGAAGCCGAGCGACTCAGTACGCGCACTCGCTGGCGTCGGGCGAGTCCCGAGACGACGGCGGTGAAGACGTGCTGGACATGTCGATGCTGTGGTCGGGGCTCGCGGCCGCGTTGGACGAGATGGCCCGGTGGCGTGGCATGGCTGAGAACGATGCCGCGGTCGAGGCTGCGGCGCGTGGTAGGCGTGAAGCCGATATGGCCCAGTACGGCCACGAAATCTCGTGGGACGGCATGTTAGAGCGTTTCCGTGAGGCGTACCGCCGTGAATGCCGTACGGTGCTTGCCGCTGCGGTCGAGACGATCAAGGAGCAGGGCGCGTGAGCCGGAAGATCACTAGGTGGGAGAAGTTTCGAGACCGGCTCGCGAACCGGATCGCAAACTGGGCGCTCGTTCACATCGCGACGTGGGAGTACCAGAAGGCCGTGTGGTGGACAATGCGACTCGGTGACGAAGTGCTTAGAGAGAAGAGCTCCGTGAACAAGAAGGGGCAGGGCGGTGAGTAAGCGTGTGCAGAGCAACAGTGTGCAGCATCGTCAGGTCGCGCTCGACAAGCTCAACCAGGACGCGGTGATCTTGGATCAGCACGGACATGCGTGGCAGAACGGCGGCATCTACTGGTATCGCGCGTTCGACAGTGACCGGCATGAATCGAGTTTCAATCTGGCGCAGTTCGCGGGCGACTTCAAGGTGATCCACGGAGGGCAGGCCGGTGATTGAGCCGGTTGAGCCGCAGGAGGTATGGCCCTGGGCTATCTCCGAGGGCTGTGTCTGCCCGTGGTGCACGGAACGAGAGGAAGAAGACGATGGATCTTGATCAGGTACGCAGTGAGGGCGAGCGGCAGGCCGCGGGGTTGCATATCTCTGGGTGGCCGCGTCGGTATGAGGCGAAGTATCGGGCCGGGTTCTCGCTTGGGTTCGAGTGTGGCGCGCGCTGGCAGGCGGAGCGTGACGCCGAGCGCATCCGCGAACTGGAAGCCGAGGTGGAGCGGCAGCGACGCGAGTTCGATTGGCTGCATGAGAAAGCCGCACGAGCCGGGGCGAAGCTCACGTTGATTCAGCGCGAGGCGGAGAGATGGGCACACAATGACATGCGGGGCACGTCAGTGGGCTTCGTAAACCGACTGGATGGGCAACGCATCCTCACGATCCTGAACGGAGACGAGTGATGAACAGCCGAATCGTTTGGAGCGCCCCTAAGACAATGCCGAACTTGGGGGCGCTCTGTCGTTGGAGGCACGGGAAATCGCATCGGTGGAACTACGGCTATCTGGTGACGGATTCTCGCGGGATCACCTGGACGTTCAGCCACGAGGCGGGTGGAGTCGCGTCCGTGTGGATGGTCGCCCTCCCACGCTTTTTCGAGGTCGCTGTTATCGAGCAAACAACGGACGGAGACAACACATGAGGCTGCGCATCGAACTGGTTATCGAGACCGGCGACCCCGAGGTCGTGGAGTCCCGAGAGACCGACGTGTACACCGCGGCAGAACTCGCTGGTGATGCCCGTGACGAGACCGGAGCCGTACCGCTCGGCTTCCAGGCAGGAGGGGCAGCATGACCCTCGCTAGCTTCGTGCATGTCCTCGCGTTCCCTCACCAGGAGGAGGTGAAGGTCATTGACCGGGAGACGAACCGGCCAGAGACCCGCACCATCACCCGCAGGGCACTGCTGGACGACCTCGAAGACACCACGGGAGTCTCGACCGGCGGCGGGGGAAGTTCGGGCGGGAGTCGCGTCCTCGTCGACTCCGACGTCGTGAAGCTGAAAGCCGCGATCGCCGGCGACTTGCAACGCGACCTGCTGCGCCTCGGCGTCACGGCATTCAAGTTCGGGCCGCTCGCGAATCAACTCACCGCCTGGTATGCGAACTTCCAAGCGTCATTCCCGAACGGTGCCGAAGAGTATGCGTGGGCAGGGCAGCTCGAACGGTGGGAGGCGCAGATCCGGGCAGTGACGGAGCCGGTGAAGAAACGCGAAGTGCTCACCGCCTGCCCGATCTGCGGTGCCGCCGAAACGTATGTCGAGGATGAGCGTCGATCCATGCTCACGATCACGTACAGCGAGGATTCGCCGGCCGCGTCGACCGAGCTCGAATGCCAACGTTGCGGGGTGCTCGCGCAGGGTGTTGCGGCGGTCGCGGCGACACTCAAAATTGAGAAGGTTCGCAACACCCTCACGTGATCGTTTTCTGCTATCCTGTTCTCGACGGGCATTATTGTGTCCAGATCCAGAAGCCCCAGCCATTGCGGTTGGGGCTTCTGGCATTTTCCAGGCTTGGCGGCATCGGGTGGAACCGGTGGTCGAAGCACACGCGAGCGCAGCGTGGCCAAGGAAGCGCGCAACAACCGAACATGTGCACGTGGCCCCGGTGACGCATACGGGGCAAACACCGCTTCACTACCCTTCTCGAAGCACCTACCCCTCGAGGGGCGCGACTCGACAACGCGCACTGTCTCTCAGCACAGGGTGCATGCCGGTCTCCAAAACCGGCCGGCCGGGCTCGATACCTGGGAGAGGCGCAATGATCTGCGATGGGGCTGGAACTCCGGCCCTAGTCTCGGCCGAGCGCGCAGATCAGAAGACCAGGCGATAGCAGACATCCGCGACATCCTGACGACCTCCCCACTAGGCATAGGGTGCCAAGTGTGGGGTGAGGGTAGCGGCGCACGTAACAGCCCGAGTGGGGCGGCCTGGCACATCTTCCAAGACCGCAGGGAGCTCAGAATGCAGCGCAAAGAACTACCCGAGCCCGACGAGCACTGGGTGCGGGTCGGCCGTCGAATGTCGCGCTTCCTCTACGCGCTCGGCTACGAGACCATGTCGATTTCACCGGCCCGCGAACCGACCACCCCAGACATCACGGTGAACGTGCCAACCAAAGCAGTGTCGGACGAGACTGTCGCCAAGGCACTGACCCGCCTCGCCACCGTGCCCGATGGGGCATCAGGCCATTAGACCGCCCCGGCGTCAGGCCGTTGACAGCGCAACCGCCAGTACAGAGCGAGCCGACCGGGGCGCCTACACGCACTACATGTCGCAAGCCTCGGCTATATTCCGAAGCATGAGCCAGCACCTGAACATGTACAACCAGAAGGTTTGCCACGGATGCAAACCCTGCCAAGGCGGCGGCGCCAACATCGGCCGCACCTGGACCCTCATCGCCATCGGCCTCTGCACCGCAGGCATCGGCCTACTCTTCCTCCCGTTCTTCAAGAAATGTGTGTACTGCGGGCACAACAGTTGGTGGAACAAACACGCCGGCCCCGTACCGGCGACCCCTACCGGCAACTAGCCCCACCCTCCACAAACCCCACCCCTCACCCGAGGGCGTGGGGTTTCTCCACCCAGGGAGGCACGCGATGGCACGCGAATCCACACGCGAGTTCAAGCGACTCAGAGCAGCATTCAAATACGAATGCGCCCAAGCTGACGCCCCATGCTGGATGTGCGGCCTCCCAATCGACTACACCGCAGCGCACGACGCATACTCCAACGACGACAGGTTCGAGCTCGACCACTACTACCCGGTATCGGCCAGGCCAGAACTACAAGCCGACCGCGCAAACTTCCGCGCCTCGCACGCAGGATGCAACCGACAACGCGGCGACTCGACCGTCACCTCAACACTCATCGGCACACTCTCACGCGACTGGACAACACCACCGCGCCGCTGACACAGCGACGGTCAGAGCAGTCAACGCGAGCAGCGCGAACAATCACACAAGCGAGACGCGCAAACGTCACAGCAACGCGCACAACACCCAACAGCATCAAGCCAGCGCGATCACCGACGGCCGCCGGGGGTAGGGGAGTCTCGCGAATCGAACGAGATCGCCCGGCCCTCACCCCGCCGCCCTTCGGCCGCCGCGCGCTGATGTTTAAGGGGGGGGTCGCGCGCGGATAAGGAGTATGCCATGTCGCAGTTTCAAAAGTTGTCGGTCGTGGATGCGCTTGAGCGGTCGATCGCGAACGCGACGCATCTCCGCGCCGTGCATTCCGCGCATGTGGCTGCTGCTCGGGTGCTCGCGAAGCGCATTGACGACCTGAGCGATAACGGTTTCGTTGATGAGAACGGGAAGCTTGACAATGTGTCATTGCCTTCGTTCCTGAAGTACTTGGATGCGATGGGGATTAGTGCTGATCCTCCGGTGGCAATGAAGGCGGAGAAGACGCCGGCGACGCCGAAGGATCAGATCGCCGCAATGCGCAAGAAGTTGCAGGGCGCCGGATAGAATTAGAAGCGGCCCGAATAAGTGCGCCAACACTTACCGGGCCTAACCCAAACCTAAGTGAGTAGGAGGGCTGCGATGCAGTCTACGCGAACCTGTTCAGTCGATGGATGTGCCGGTGACGTTATCGCGCGCGGGTGGTGCAGCAAGCACTATCAGAAGTGGCGAAAGTACGGCGATCCGATGGAAGGCCGCGGTCAAGATTTTCGTAAGGCGGTTGATTTCGAGGACGGCACACGTCTTTGCAGTGGGTGCTACGAAAGACAGCCGCTCGAGGTATTCGACAAGGACCCAGGTGGCACACTTGGCAGAAAGTCTCGGTGCAAGGCTTGTAGGTCGGCTCAGATGAGAGCTTTGTACGCATCGAACCGCGAGGAGAAGCTTGCATCGGTTCGAGAGTATCGCAATGCGAATCGCGATGTTGTCCGCGAGTCTGACAGTCGTCGTTATGCCAGGCATCGCGAGAAACGAATTGCGCTTGCCACCGAGAGCGCGCATCTGCGCCGCTCTCGAATCTTGCAGAAAAGTAATGACCGGGGAATATCACGGCATTCACTGCGTAAGAGGCATGGCGATAATTGTTGCTATTGCGGCAGATCGATGTCTTTTAGGGCTGGCACGCGTGGCGTTTATAACCCTGGGCTGGCGACTATTGAACACATCGTTCCAATCAGCAAGGGCGGCTCTCACACATGGGGCAACGTGACACTGGCGTGCTGGGAATGCAATATTCGGCGCGGGAACAGGGATGCCCCTGCAACTTCAGGGGGTGCGCATGGCGGAGCCGACGCATGGCTTCACGGTGCCTCGGATTTGGACGAAGCCGCTTCGTGATCTGAACCGTTCGACCTCGCGTGGTTTCGAGGTGATCACGTTCGCCAAGGATGTTCTCGGCGTGACGTTGTTCCCGTGGCAAGAGTGGCTGCTCATCCACATGCTTGAGCTGAACGAGGACGGCACGCTGCGGTTTCCTCGCGTGCTGGTCATCGTTGGCCGACAGGCGGGCAAGACGTTGATGGCGGCGGTGCTCGCCGCGTTTTGGCTGTATGTCGATTCCGCGCGGTGGCCTGGGCAGCTTCGCGAAATGGACTTCACGATTGTTGGGTCTGCGCAGAAGCTCGACATTGCGATGAAGCCTTGGGAGAAGGTGCGCGCTTGGGCGTGCCCTGACGATCCGAAGGTGGGTGTGTTCCCTGAGCGGGTGCCGCTATTGCAGTCGGTGACGTATCCGCCGCGGATGATGTCGAGCGAGGTGTACATCCGCACGCATGGTGGTGCACGCTATCTGCCGCGCACGTTCAGCGCTGCTCGTGGCCAGTCTGCGGCTCGGTTGATTCTCGATGAGTTGCGGGAGCAGTACGACTTCACCGGATGGTCAGCGATTGAGAAGTCAGCGAATGCGATGTTTGATTCGCAGCTGGTGGCGTTCTCGAATGCTGGGACGGCGAAGTCGAAGGTGCTCGAGTCAGTGCGTTCGATCGCGCATCAAGGTGTGGATGACCCTGACACGGTGTGGTTTGTGGCGGAGTGGTCGGCGGAGCCGGATGCCGCGCTCGACGATCCGATTGCGTTTGCGCAGGCGAACCCGTCCGCCGGCTATTTGCCTGGGCAGACGATCCAGGGATTGATTTCGGCTGCTGCTGAGGCACCGGATGAGTCGGTTGAGCGCATCGAGGTACTCGGTCAGTGGATTACTGCTCAGACGCACCCGCTCATTCCTACTGGCGCGTGGCTCGATTGCACCGATGAGGGGTCGCAGATCATGCCAGGTAGTGAGATGGCGCTCGCGGTCGATGTCGACTGGGATCGTAAGTATGCGGCCGTAGCGGTTGCAGGCTGGCGGGCTGATGGTCTCCCTCACGTGGAGGCGATCGCGCATCGGGCCGGGATCATGTGGACGGTGCCGTTTATTCGTGAGGTCGCTGAAGCGCAGGGTATTCGCCGGGTTGCGGTGAGGTCTCGGGGTGCGGCGGCGTCCGAGCTCGTCGGGCCGCTCCGGGATGCTGGCCTCGAGGTTGTGGAGGTTGCGGGGCCGGCTGATGGTCAAGCGGCTGGGCAGCTTCGTGACGATGTTCTAGCGGGCAAGGTAAGGCATCGCGGGCAGCAGCCGGTGAATGATGCGTTTGCGGCGTGTGAGCCGTCGACCGTGGGCGGTGTTGAGGTGTTTGAGCGGCGTGGTGCCGCGCTCTCGACGTCGCCGGGTATCGCCTGCGCGTACGCGCTGTGGGCGTTACGGAATCAGAGCGGCGCTCCGCCGCTATCGGCGTACGAACCGGACGAGCCGGACGGTGAACCTGGCGTGCCGTGGTGGCGGAAGGGGTGAGCGTGAACATCATCGAACGATTCGGGCGTATGCTCTCGACTCGCACAGCAGGCAAGATTGAGGGAGTCTCGCCGTATGGGCAGCAGCTGCAGCTGGTGTCGTATATGCGCGGTGAGGGCGAAGTTGAGTCGGTCGGCTCATGGCCGGTGGCGCGCCTGTGGCGTACGCAACCGCATCTGCGCACGGTCGTGGATCTGATCTCGCAGCAGGTCGCTGCGCTCGGCCTTCACGTGTACCGATTCGATGGTGACGGTGGCCGTGAGCGGGTCCGCGACTCGGCGCTGCAGTCGCTGCTGGAGATGCCGAACCGGGAACAGACCGGCGTCGAGTTCATTTACTCGCTCGTGACGCAGCTGTCGCTTTATGACGATGCGTTCGTGTACGTCGCATTCAACGGTGACGGAAAGCTGCAGGCTCGGGTTGTGCCCGCGACGTGGGTGACGCTCGAGGTCAACGAGTCCAAGACCGAGGTGCTCGGCTACATCGTGAACGGTGTCCGGTTGAACCGGAACGACATCGTCCGATTCCCTGGCGGCACGCCGGATGAGCCGACGCAGTCGGCGTCGCCTGTGGAGACGCTGCGCACGATCCTCGACTCGGAGAACGCGACGCATGCGCGCCGCCGCAACATCCTCACTCGCGGGCCTCGCGTCGGTGGCGTGATCCAACGCCCGAAGGACGCGCCCCGCTGGACGGATGCGGCCCGTCGCACGTTCGACGAGACGTGGGAAGCGTTCCAGCCGGGCGGGGAACGCGCCGGTGACGCGGTGCTGCTCGAGGACGGCATGTCGTACACGGCTCCCGAGTTCGATGCGTCCGCGAATGGCTATAAGGACGGTTCCGTGCTGTCGCTGTCGACTGTCGCGCAGGTGTTCCATATCCATCCGGCGATCCTCGGCATCTCTGGTGCGGTCGGTTATCAGGGTGTGAAGGAGATCCGGCAGGCGCTCATCGGCGACTCGCTCGCGTGGACGTTGAAGCGTATCGAGGCACGGTTCACGCAGGTGTTCCTGCAGCTCGTTGGAGAGACCGGCATGTACGTCGAGTTCAATCGTGAGGCGCGCCTGCAGGGGTCGTTCGAGGAGCAGGCTGTGATCATCCGCCAGTCGGTCGGCGCTCCGTTCATGACCGTGAATGAGGCGCGGGCGATGCGGAACATGCCCGCGGTCGACGGCGGTGACGAACTCATCGTGCCGCTGAATGTCACGACCGAGGGTGGTTCGAACCGCTCCCCGGAGGATGACACCGCGCAGCAGGACGGCATGAAGCACCTCATTGACGGCGTCGTCTCACGGGCACGGAATGCGATCACCGCGAAGCGGGGTGCTGGCGACACCAGCATCGATTGGGCGCGCTGGACTCGCGAGCTTCTCGAGGATGCCGCCAAGTCGGGGGTCGAACTCGACGATGCCGCGATCGGTCGCGCGCTCGCGGAGATCGGGAGGCTGTGATGCAGGTAACTGTCGTGATGGGGCCGCCGGGTGCCGGGAAGTCCACGTATGTGCAGGAGCAGCGGAAGCCGGGCGACGCGGTCGTCGACTTCGATGTACTCGCGCAGGCGCTCGGCTCGCAGACAGCGCATGATGCGCCGCCGGCGGTCGCGAAGCTGACGTTCGCGGCCCGACAGGCGGCGATCGCGCGGGCACTCGACGGCCTGTCTGGTGCTGATGACGAGCTCCCGGCGGACGTGTGGGTTATCGCCTGGGATCTGAGCGAGGAAACCTACAAGCGCTGGGAGGGCCTCGGCGCCAACTTCGTGCTGCTCGATCCCGGTGAAGAAACCGTCATGGAGCGGCTCCGGGCTGAGGGGCGACCTCAATCATCCATCGATGCTGCGACCGACTGGTACGCGCGGCGAGCGAAAGGGCAGAGCATGCTGAAGTACAAGAGCGCCGCGATCGATCTCGGCGCTGCAGAGATCGACGACGGCCAGTTCATCGGCTACGCCTCGGTGTTCGGGAACGTGGACTCGTACGGCGATGTCGTCGTGAAGGGCGCGTTCGCCGAATCCCTCGCGGAGCACGGCGAGCAGGGCGCAGGCATCCCCTGCTATTGGTCGCACCGCATGGACGACCCGACGATGAACATCGGCTCCACAGTGTCGGCGATCGAGGACGAGCACGGACTCAAGGTGACCGTGCAGCTCGACACCGAGTCCGCCACGGGCGCATACGTGCACCGGCTGATCAAACAGGGCCGCGTGAAGCAGATGAGTTTCGCGTACGACATTCTCGACGCGGCCGAGGTCAAGGTCGACGGCGAGTGGGCGTACGAGCTGCGAAAGCTCAGGATTCACGAGGTGTCGGTCGTGCCGGTTGGCGCGAACCAGGCTACTGAACTGCTCGCCGTGAAGCGCGGCGAGCCCAAGACTTCCGTCGAACCGGCGGGGGATGACGAGCAAGACGACGTCGAGGAGCCCGCGGAGGAGCCGAACTCGGAGGAACCGGAAACGGTCAACGAGGAAGCCAACGCCGAGGCCAAGGCGAAGCGCGCTCGCGCACTCATCAAGATCGCCCTCACATCGGGGGCAACGAACCGAAAGGATTCGGAATGAATCTCAAGGCACAGCGCGAGGCCGCTCAGAAGGAGCTCCTCGCCATCAAGAGCAAGATCGACGACGGCACGGTGACGGACGACGACTACACGGCCGTCGACACGCTCACGAAGACCATCGAGGGGCTCGACGTGAAGATCGCTTCGGCGGCACGCATGGAGCAGTTCCTCGGCGCGAAGGCCCCCGAGCCGGACGCAGGCAAGAAAGCGCCGGCGTCGCTCGGCGACCACTTCATCGCGGAGTCGGGCGTGAAGTCGGGCCGCGCGCCCGGCCAGCGTGCGACGTTCGCTGCTCCCGAGATCGGCGTGAAGGCGGCGACAGACACCATCGTGTCGCCCGCCGGCGTGGAGCTTCGGGAGACCGCGACTGACGTCGACCTCACCGTCGTGCAGGCGCCGCGACGTACGTCGCTCGCCGACCTGTTCGGCTCCGGCAGCATCTCGGGCAACGCAATCCGCTACTTCATCGAGGGCGGTCTCGAGGGCACGTTCGGGACTGTGGGTGAGAACGGGCAGAAGCCGCAGTTCTCGGTGACGCACCCGACGCCGCAGATCGACGCACTCACGAAGATCGCCGGCTGGTACAACGAGTCGGACGAGATCCTCGAGGACTACGCGTGGCTCGCGTCGTCGATCAACAACCGCGCCCTGTACGAGCTCCTGCTCGTCGAGGAAGCGCAGCTGCTGAACGGCAACGGCACCGGCGCGAACCTGCGTGGTCTCCTCAACCGCACGGGCGTGCAGACCGCTACCGCAACGACCGCGACCCTCGCGGACGAACTGTTCAAGGCGCAGACCGCGGTGCAGACCGCGTCGGGTCTCACCGCAGACGCGGTGGTGCTCAACCCGGCCGACTACCAGGTGCTGCGCCTCGCGAAGGATGCGAACGGCCAGTACTACGGCGGCGGCATGTTCCAGGGCCAGTACGGCAACGGCACGCTCACCGAGCAGCCGCCCGTGTGGGGTCTGCGTACGGTCACGACGCCCGCGATTGCGCAGGGCACGGCCGTTGTGGGTGCGTTCCGTCAGGCCGCGACCATCTACCGCAAGGGCGGCGTGCGCGTCGAGGCGACGAACTCGCACGACGACGACTTCACGAACAACCGCATCACGGTGCGCATCGAGGAGCGTCTCGCGCTCGCCGTGCGTCGCCCGTCGGCGTTCGTGAAGGTCACGATCTCGGACGAGCCCGCCGAGGGCTAGCCGATCCAGGTGCTGTGGGCGGGTTTCGGCTCGCCCACAGCACCGTATCGAGGAGTGGTCATGAAGAACTACACGGTGATGGTGCGGGGTATCCCGCACCGCATGCAGCTGGACGAAGAGCACGCGAAGCGGCTCGGCGCGGTACCGATCGAGGAAGCCGTAGCGCATTCGGTCGCGTCGCCGAAGCCGGTGCGTAAGGGCCGGGCTCCAGCGAACAAGAACCGCACGGTGGCAGACAAGTAGGGGGCGCGGATCGTGGACTATGGCGACATGCTCACGGGCACTATCGATCCGATGGAGGCCGCTCAGGCCGCGATCCGCGACTACTGCGGCTGGCACGTCGCGCCGCAAGTGCGCGAGACCATGATTCGCGACGGTAACGGCAGGCACCTGCTGAAGTTGAAGACGATGCGGATCGTCGAACTGCATCAGGTGCTCGTTGACGGCCGCGACGTGACGGAGCGTGTGCGATGGTCTGAGGCCGGCATGCTCGAGGGCGTCCGGTTCCCGAACCGGTTCCGATCGGTCGAGATCGACCTCACTCATGGATTCGAGCCGGGCGAGGTCGGCGCGATCGCGGGTGTGCTGAGCCGGTCGGCGAAGCGGTTCGGCACAGACCCGACGTTGCGGTCGCAGGCGGTCGGTGGTGCGTCGGTGTCGTACCTCACGAGTGCCGGCGGTGGCGGTCTGTCGCATCTGCTCACTGCGGATGAGAAGGCAGACCTCGACGGCTACCGCCTCACTTGGGGGGTCTAATGGTCACGTATCTGCGCCCGACGAAGGCGCTTGATCCGTACTCGGGCCTACCGACCGGTCTCGATTGGATGAACCCGCAACGGGTCGATGCGCCGGCGGCGTTCATCCTCAACTCGAGCACGTCCGAGACGACCGACGGCCAGTCGGACAGTGCAACTGTCGGATGGGTGCTCTATATCCCCGAGGGGGAGGTTGAGCCGCATCCCGGCGACAAGGTCGAGCTCGACGGCGTCACGTTCGCGCAGAACGGTCGCCCGCTGCGGGAACGAAACCCGTTCACAGGGTGGGCGCCGTACGCGCAGGTCAGGCTCACGATGCAGGAGGGCGACTGATGGAGTTCAACGACGGGTTTTTCAAGGAGATCCTCGAGAGCGAGAAGGTCGGCGATCTGTGTGAGACGGCCGCGGATGCTGTGCATGGGATTGCGTACGCGAATGCGCCGGTCGAGTCTGGTGACTACCGCGACGGGTTGAAGGTGAAGCGGCAGCGCAGCGGAGACCGCGTTACCGCGCTTGTCGTCGGCGAGGACTGGAAAACTCTTCTCGTCGAGTCGCAGACCGGTAACCTCGCTCGCGCGGTGCGGGCGGTGAAGCGGCGATGATCGTCGTCCATTCTGACCTGGAGCAGTGGCTGTGCGGATGGTTGCGTGGCCGACTCCCGGCGTTCGGCATCAACCCGTCATGGGTGTCGAACGCGGAACGGTCGTCGACTGCCGGCGGCGCGCCAAACGCTCCTGGCGAGCTGCACATCATTATCCGAGTCGACGCCGG